AACCGCGAAACCCAGCTTCAAGGTTCCGGCCGCTCCTAAGAAGGAGGGCTAACCCATGCCCCGCTTCAACAAGATCTACGCAGGCCCCGTCACCGAGGTCACGCCGCAGGTGCAGGAGCGCATCTGCGCTGCAGCGGTCCTGCCAGGCATCGGCCTTGTCGAGTCTGGCTCCGCCTTCGCCATCGCGGGCGCCAACAGCGGCGACAAGCTCTACATCGCTCAGGATAACTACCTGGCGCTCAAGGGCACCGACGATGCCTGGCCCGCCGGCGACACCGTCATCGGCATGGAAGCGCTGGATGAGCAGTTCTTCAACGTCCGCGTCCCGACCGGCGTCAACGTCGCTCGCGGCTCGGAGTTGACCACGAACTCCGCCGGCAAGTTCGTCCTCGCCACGACGGGCCAAAACGTCGCCGTCGTCGCCGAGGAGGCCTTCAACAACAACACCGGTTCCGACCAGCTCGTGCGCGTGCGCGTGGCTCGCCGGAACATCGCAGCCGCCTAAGGAGGGCGAACGATGCGCTACTTCGACGAACAGCTCGTCGCCAACTCCCGCCCGCACCGGCAATGGTGGGGCGAGCTGAGCGTGGCCCGCGAGCATTTCCACCGGGTGGAAGACCAGCACGCCGCGCTCTACGGCGAGATGGCCGGCGTCACCAACGCCTCCGCCATCCTGCCGCGCGACGCCTGGCTGGAGCTGGACACCATCACCACCCGCGTCATGCGCGACGACGGCGGCAACGTCTTCATGTCGGACCTGCTGGCGCTCGCCAAGCCGGTCAACATCGGCAAGCTGGTCCACATGACCCGCATCGCCTCGGACACCAATAATCCGGTCGTCCGCAGCCTGTCGGGCCAGGTTCCGGTCCCGATGGACAAGACGGTCTACGACTACCGGGGTACCGTCGTGCCGATTTTCTCGGACGGCTACGGTCGGGAATGGCGCGAGTGGAACACCCTGCAGTCGGAGAACTTCGACGCCCTCGCCGACGATCAGGAAGGCTCTCTGGACAAGCTGAACCGCAACATGGCCGACTACGTGCTGGACGGCGATTCCGCGATCAAGTTCCAGGGCTATACCGCCACCGGCATCCGCACCAATCCGCTTTCGAAGACCGTCAATCTGGGCAGCGGCGCGGGCGGCGCCAACATCGACCTGTCGTCCGTCTCGACCACCTCGGATGCGATCGACAACTTCTTCACCCAAACCTTGGGTGCGATGCTGGACGCCAACCTCATCGCTGAGGCGGTCAACCTCTACGTCTCGCCCGAGATCATGCGGAACCTGTCGCGTCAGTATTCCAGTGCTGAAGGCTTCAAGGGCGGCACGCTGCTGGAACACCTGCTGAAGAACCCCCGCATCAACAAGATCGAGCGGACCTTCAAGCTGACGGGCAACCAGTTTTTCGGCTTCGTACCGAACGCCCGTTACATCCGTCCGATCGTCGGAATGGCCGTGACTACCACGGCTATGACGCGGCTCAACCCGACCGACAACTATCAGTTCCTGAATATGGGAGCGATGGGTCTGGAAATCCGCGCCGACTACAACGGCAAGACCGGCGTGTTCTACTCGACGGTCGTCAACTAACCCACCGGCAGGCCCTGGCTTCGGCCGGGGCCTTCCCTCATCCTCAATCGATATGCCCCCACGACTTGCGGGACTGGATGTTTCCGATCTGCTGACGTGAGACGCCGTATACCCTCGCATATCGACCGGCGGCACTAGAAAGGAACTGCGATGCGTATCCGTATTACTGGTGGCGGCATCTACGACGGCGAAGGCAAGGAAATCCCGGTCGGGACGTTCGTGACCGTTGGGGAAGAACCGACGGCCTGGGCCGGCCGCTACGAGATCATCTCGGGAGACGGCGAAGGCAAGACCGCCATCACCAACGGCGAACCACCCGTTGGTCCTTTCACCGTCTCCGACGGCGGCAAGGGCTGGTGGAGCATCCTCGACGCCAAGGGCGAGAAGGTCGGCAAGGGTCTGCGCGAGGATGACGCCAAGGCCTTCGACACCATGTCCGACGAGGATAAGGCCGCGTTCGTCGTCGAGCACGCGAAGGGCTGAGCCATGCGCGTCAAGGTTGGAAGCGAGTGGTTCGAGGCCAAGGACGGACAGCCGATCATGGTCGAACTGTCCGAGGCCGATAAGACCAACATCGCCAACATGGCGCCCGACGCGACGAAGTACGCCGTGTTCGACGACAACCAGACCAGCGATGAAAAGCTGGCTTGGATGAAGGGATGATTCAGATGGCCGCGCATGGAACACCAGAAGGCTTCAACACGTGGCTCGCTGCACGCGGCCACGTCCTGCCTGACGGTGCGCCCGGCGCGGCCATTCTTCTCCAGCGGGCAACAGACTACATCGACGGCCTCTACGGCACCCGCCTGATCGGCGACCAGACCGTTGATCCGCTGCTGACCGCCCTGGCGAACGCCACCTATGTCGCCGCTTGGCATGAGGCGAACAACGCAGGCGCGCTTTCAGCTTCAGCTACCCAGGCTGGCGCTCTCAAGCGCAAGAAGATCGACACCATCGAAAGGGAATATTTCGAGGGGTCGGGAGACGCCGCTGCGGACGCCACGGTGCGCCTGTCGCTGGTTGAGGGAATCCTGGCCCCGTACCTTCGTCCCATGAACCTATCCGCTCTCGGTCTATGGTCGGTTGGATGACACGATGACCTGTGCGACTGTCTCTGCCGTGGCGATCGTTCCTGAAGATCCTGAAACGGCTCACCGTATGCCGGCTGAGATGGCGACCGAGACGCTTCTCGATCTGGTTGCCTCGGCCCGCGCGCTCGAAGACGCCATCATCAAGGATCGCGGACCCGCCGATGTGGCTCGTATCCGGGAAACAGCCATGGGCCAAGCCGAGGCGTATCTCGACCTGACGATGCAGGCTGCCACCCACGTCCGGGCTCTCAAGCCTTAAATCAATGGCCAGACGTCCGACCCAACGACAGCTCTTCCGGGAGCTGGCGGCGAAGTATGGCCAAGAGATCGCTGACGCCTTCATGGCGGCGATCCGAGACCTCACTCGCAATGCGCAGGTGCAGCGCGTCATTGCGGCCCTGGAGCGGAGTGATCTGCAATCCGCTCTTGACGCACTTCACCTCAACAGAGCGGCCTTCCAACCATTAGAGGCCAAACTCACCGAGGCTTTCACTGCTGGAGGCCAAGGCGCGGTCGCATCCATGCCGGCCGCCGTCTCCATCGGGTTCAGGTTTGACCCCGGCAATCAGCGCGCGGCCGCGATCATCCGAGAACGGGCGGCCCGTCTCATCACAGGGCTGATCGACACTGAGATTGAACAAGCTCGCGCATTCCTCGCCGACGGCATGGCGAGCAGCGCCGGTCCTCGTTCTGTAGCCCTGGATCTGGTCGGACGCATCAGCCGGGCGACGGGTCACCGCGAAGGCGGTCTGATCGGTCTGTCTGGCCCCCTTCGTGACTACGTCGCCACTGCCCGCGCCGAACTGGCGTCGACGGACCCTGTCCTACTCCGCAACTACCTGACCCGCAAACAGCGCGACCGTCGCTACGACCGTGCCGTGACCCGAGCCATCGAGACCGGCAAGCCCATTCCGGCCGAGACCGCCCGAGCAGCCATCACCCGCTATTCTGCCCGTTTGGTCCGGCTCCGCGGCGAAGTCATCGCCCGCACTGAGGGCCTTCCCGCGATCCGAGCCGCCAAGCATGAGGCATTCCAGCAGCTCGCCGACGATGGCCGGGTCGACGTCATGGACATCGTGCGCGGATGGTCCACCACGACGGACGGTCGCGAGCGCGACACCCACGGCGCCATGAACCGGCAAGAGGTCCGGGGTCTGGATGCGCCGTTCGTCAGCCCAAGCGGCGCGCGCTTCAGGTTTCCCGGCGACACCTCACTCGGCGCTCCGGCCAAGGAGATCGTCGCCTGTCGCTGCGACGAGTTCATCGCGATCAGACGCAGGTGGCCACTATGAGCATCATCACTGGCGTCGCGGCAGAAGCGCTGGCTGACTTCGGCGACGATTTCGAGGACGGCGTCCTTTCCGTGCCCGGGGAGCGTACCTCCGACGGGCAAGGCGGCTGGACGGCGGGTGAACCGACCGACTACCCCTGCAAGGCCCTGGTCAGCAGCTACAAGGACTATCGCCGGATCAGTCTAGGCATCCCCGCCACAGACCGCCGCGTCCTGGTCCTGGCGGCAAGCCTACCCGCCGGTGTCTATCCGGCCAAAGGGCATAAGATCACCGCTCCAGACCCCGCCAAAGGGCTGGCCATGACCACCTTCGACGTGATCGAGCGCACCGGAGATCTAGCAGGGGCTCTTGCTGAGTTGCAGGCCCGGTAATGGCGAAGGTCACGCTGGACGTTGGCGCCATCGACAAGCTGGCGGGTCGCGCAGCGGAGGACGGTCTTAGCGAAGCTCTCGGGGAGTACGAGCGAATCCTCAAGACCGACGTGCTGAACCGAGAAGGAACGGGCCGGCAGTACGGCAAGCACCGCGCCTCTTCTCCGGGTCAGCCCCCTGCCCGCGACTTAGGCAATTTGGTCGCTAACACCAACGCCGATCCCGACATCCGCGAGGAGGGAGGGGACGTGGTCGGACGGGTCGTCGCCAACTCGGCCTATGCCGCACCCCTCCACAACGGCACCGAACGCATCGCTGCCCGCCCCTTCATGGATGTGCCGGCGAAAGAGAACCAGCGGCAATTGATCGATGCCTTCGTGCGGGGAGCCAAGCGGTGAACAGCACCAAGGTCATCTACCAGCGGCTGATTGGATCGACCGACTTGGTTGCGGCGCTGGACGCCACTGACGGCTCCTCCGCAATCTTCAACGACCGGGCGCCCGACGACTTCGTGTTCTCGACAAAGGCCGCGGTCATCATCGCCGCCCCGTCCGCTGACGTGGATGTCAGCACCTTCAGCGAGACGATCCGGGATGTGACGCAGGACGTTCGCCTCTACGCCCGCGACACAGGTTCGACGGTTGCCATCGACGATCTAGGCCGACTGATCCGCGACCTGTTCCACCTTAAGGCCTCGCAGATCGAGGTCGAGGACGGATCCTGCAACATCGCGACCGCCACGGGGCCGGTCGCGGCGCCGACGACAGACCCTGCGCTGATCGGCCGGCGAGTGACGCTCCGCCTCCAACTGAAAAAGGACTGACCTATGGCCTATCTGGCTCAAGGCGCGATCAAGGTCGAGGTCAACCTCGGCACCGATGTTTCGC